GCTGTGGCAGGCCGGGCGCGATGACGGCGCAGATCATAATGGTACTTCTTCACGGCTCCCTAAAGACTTGGGGAGAGTTCCTGCGGCGTTTGCTTGCTCTGGCAAAGCGGCGGCGTATGCGGGGCTATGATGCGGCAAAGCTGACCGCAGCCTGTAACAGCCCCAGCTTTGTATATTCAGGGCTTGCCGGGGGTGCGTGGCAAATACGGCAGACAGAATCGAAATCAGATACAATGGGCCGGATTTATGTGCTTAGTAGCCGTGGGTCCGGCCTATTCATGTGGTTTTGATAACCAGGAATTTTCAGGAAGGAGCTGATATTATGGAACACACGCCTGCTGTTGGCGGAACCGATACATTGGTAGACATTCGGGATGTTACGGTTGACAGGGAGCTTTCCCGTGAGGACCGGATTGCAGAATTTGTCCGACAGATCAAAAACCCTTACCGTTTCAAGTGCGGACAGTTTACCGTCCACGCCAGTTTTGCTTCCGGCGGCGCCACGCTGGAGGAATGTATCAAAGGAATCCTGCGGTAAGCCGGATATTTTTCAGTAAGGGGCTGACTTTCCCGCGAGGTCGTGGTAGAATAGAAATCGGAAAAGGAATTGAATACGGCATAGCCACACTTCTTGAATTGCGGGGATTTTTCTGCGCAAAGAAAGGAGTGTTTTTTTATGCAGGTTTACAAGACCATTAAGTACATCCGTCTTTCTTATACGGATGACAAATCAGTGGAAAGCGACAGCGTTGCCAACCAGCGGCGGCTGATCGACGACTACATTGCCAGGCATCCGGAAATTGAGGTTGTTGCGGAAAAGATTGACGACGGCTACAGCGGCGTTCTTTTTGACCGTCCGGCCTTCCAGGAAATGATGCGGATGATCGAGCAGGGCGAGGCCAACTGCGTAATTGTAAAAGACCTTTCCCGCCTGGGACGCGAATACATAGAAACTGGCCGTTATATGCGCCGGGTGTTCCCGGCTTACGGCGTCCGTTTTATCGCCATCAATGATAACGTGGACACGGAAACCGATGCTGCCGATGACCTTACCGTCTCTGTCAAAAATATTATGAATGAGGCATACAGCCGGGATATTTCTGTAAAGACCCGGAGCGCCCTGGATGTGAAACGCCGCAGCGGTGATTTTGTCGGAGCCTTTACCATTTACGGTTATGTAAAAACCGGCGATAAGCATAAAAGTCTGGAAGTTGACGAATATGCGGCGGGTGTGGTGCGGGATATTTTCAGAAAGCGTCTGGAAGGGTTTAGCGCTTCCCATATTGCGGATGAACTGAACCGGATGGGCATACTTTCCCCACTGGCATATAAACGCAATCACGGGATGCCCCATGCAAAAGGCGGCTATACGGATCGCAAGGACTGTAAATGGTCTGCGACTACCATTATCCGTATTTTGCAGGATGAAACCTACACCGGAACGCTGGTACAGGGAAAGCAGACGACGCCCCACTTCAAGCTGAAAGAGCGTGAGGACAAGCCTTCCTCCGAATGGGTCCGTGTGGAGGATACCCACGAGGCAATTATCCAGAAACATGATTTTGATCTGGTGCAGAGGCTCCGAAGGATTGATACCCGCACCTCTCCAAAGTCAGATAAGGTCTACCTGTTCTCCGGCATTTTAATCTGCGGGTGCTGCGGTTGCCGCATGACCCGCAAGACGAACCGTTACAAGGACAAGGAATACCACTACTACTATTGCCCGACCGGAAAGAAAAATGGCTGTACTTCCTCTGTCATGTTAAAGGAAACAGACTTGATCGAGTGTGTGCAGGACAGCTTGAAAGGCCATATTGAAAATGTAGCTTCCCTGGATGCTCTGCTGTCCAGTATTAGTCAGGAGCGGATCAACCGGGAACTGGTTCAGGAATATACCGCGCAGATCAAGGCAAACGAAAGGCAGCGGGCGCAGATCGAGGGATTCAAGACAAAGCTCTATGAGAACCTGGTAAGCGGGATTCTCACCAAAGAAGAATATCTTTCCTATAAGCGGAAATACAATGCCGACATTGAACTTCTGCAAAAGGCGATTGACGAATGGGAAGAACGCCTGACGGATGTACTGGAGAACCGCAGCGAGCGGAACCGCTGGATCAACCATTTCATGCAGTTCTCCACAATGGAAGAAATTGACCGCCGTGCGGTCATGCAGCTTATCCGCAGTATCCGGGTAATCGGCAAGGACGAGCTGCATATTGAATTTAACTATCAGGATGAATATAAAAAGGCCGTCGCACTGGCGGAGCAAATCGCGGAACAGGCCGCAGAAAGGAAGGCAGGCTAAATGGCAAGAAAAAGCAGGAAACAGACGGAATCTCCCATGCCGGCGCCGTCCTTATATGTATATGTGGCACTGTATATCCGGCTTTCCGTGGAGGATAACAAGAAACGGGGCTGCTCCGTGGAGAACCAAAAGCTGGTGCTGAATGATTTTCTGGCGGACAAACCGGATTTTGTAGTCTATGACACATACATCGACAATGGACTGACGGGTACAAATTTCCACCGCCCCGGATTTCAGCAGATGCTCTCTGATATTGAAGCGGGCCATATCAACTGTGTGATCGTTAAAGACCTTTCCCGGCTTGGACGCAATTCTATTGATACCGGCTATTATATTGAGCAGTATTTTTATGCGCATAATGTCCGTTTTATTGCGGTCACGGACCAGTTTGACACGGCGGACCCCGGCAACCTTCACGGCGGCATTATGCTTCCCCTGAAGAATATGATAAATGAAGCCTATTCTCTGGATATTGGAAGAAAGATCAAGGCACAGGCAAGACAGGCCATGAAAGACGGCGATTATATTGGCGCACGGGCACCCTATGGCTACCGGAAAGACCCGGATAACTGCCACAAGCTGCTGATCGATGAGAATACGGCTCCTGTCGTGAAACAGATTTTTGAATGGGCTTATGAGCGCGTAGCGTTGAACCGTATCGTCCGTAACCTCAATGAAATGGGGATTGCGGCGCCAAGCCACTACAAAAAATCCACCGGTGAAATCACCAGCCCCGGCCTGATTGGGAGCGGCAAATGGCAGACCCGCACGGTAATGAAGATTTTAGAAAGCGAAGTTTATACCGGCGATCTGGTGCAGGGCAAAACAAAGATGGTGGACCACCAGCAGGTCAAGGCTGACGATGACAACCTGATTATTGCCAGACGCACCCATGAGCCGATTATCAGCCATGAACTCTTTACTGCGGTACAGGAATACCGGAAACAGGTCTGCGAGGAAAGCCGGGCGGTCCCCAAACGCCCCTATACCCCGAATATTTTCAAGGGTAAGGTATTCTGCGCCGACTGTGGCAGGAGCCTCCACCGGCAACGGGCGGAACGTAAAAAAGGCCCGGATATTTACTGGTTCCATTGCCTCACGAACAGCCGTGTGGCGAAAGATACCTGCAAAGGCGTGATGATGCAGGAGACAGAGCTGATTGCAACCGTCACCACTATTTTAGAAAAAGAGCTGTCCGTTGCTTTGGGTATGTCCCTTCCTCTCTTTCAGTTGGAGGCAAGGCAGAAACAGAAAAAAGACGGGCTGAAATCCCAAATGTCTGCCAAACGGCAGGAAATAGAGAAACAGCGGCGTTTAATCCGGGGGCTGTATGAAAACTTCGTACAGGGCATTTTAACCAGCGATGAATATTTTGAACTGAAAGCAGGTTATGAGGAATCTATCACTGTCCTTTCCGGCGATATTGAGGCGCTTGAAAAAGATATGGATGCCCTGGATGACCAGCTTGTACGCTACCGTGCAATGGAAAAAGACGCAAAATCACTGGCTCAGGACCATGTATTGACGGCGGAACTGATTGAACGGCTGATTGAGCGGATTGAGATCGACCATGAGCGGAATATCCGTGTTTTTTTCCGGTTTAAGAGTGAATTTCAGGGGGAGGCGGTAAAATGAAGCAGAAATATGTGATTGCCCTTTATATCCGCCTGTCTGTGGAGGACTTCAAGACGGAAAGTTTGAGTATTCCCAACCAAAAGCTGCTCCTTCTGGAAAAGGCCATGTCGCTGCAGGAATGGGATAACAGCGAAGTCCTGGAATTTGTTGATAACGGCCATACAGGAACCAACTTTGAACGTCCCGCGGTACAGGAGCTTTTGACAATGGTGCAGGCCGGGAAAATTGACTGTATCATTGTGAAGGACCTTTCACGGTTTGGCCGCAACAGCATTGAGACCGGCTATTTCATTGAGCGAGTGTTTCCGCTTTACCATACCCGGTTTATTTCTGTCAGCGACGATTTTGATACCGCCAATTTCAAAGGAGATACCGGAGGGATTGACATTGCCTTTAAGTATCTTATCAGTGAGTGTTACAGCCGGGATATGTCCATGAAAACGAAAAGCGCCAAATACGCAAAGATGCGCCGGGGCGAGTATCAAAGCGTCATTTGTCCTTATGGCTACCGTAAGAGCGCAGACGGGCGTATGGAACCGGACGAGGAAGTGTCAGAAATTGTCCGGCAGATATTTGAATGGGCAGCCGACGGCAATACCGCCGCAGAGATCACGAGGAAACTGTACGCCATGAAGATTCCTACGCCTGGAGAATACCGGAGGAATAAAGGCAAAGATCACTACAATGTTTCCCGAACGCATGGCGTCTGGAACAGTTCAACGGTGCTGCGGATGCTGGCGGACCAACGGTATATCGGCACCTATGTGATCGGTAAGCGCAAGGTACAGGAGATTGGCAGCCGCCGCATGAAATTGAAGGATGAAAGCGAGTGGTTCAAAATCCCGGATCACCACCAGGCAATCGTAAGCAAGGAACTGTTTGAGAAAGCCAATGCTTCAATTAAGCGGTTCTCCCTTCCCAATAAAAAGCAGCGTGACTACCTTCTCCGTGGAAAGGTATTCTGTGGATGTTGCGACCATGCCATGTCACTCAGAAATGATGTCTGGTTTTACTGCCGTCATTCCGAAGTGGCAGAAAATCTTCCTTGTCACGGGGTAAGGGTAAAAATGGTTGATCTGGAGCAGGCGGTTTTTGAGATAATCCGGGCGCAGATGTGTCCGGCGCTGGGAATTGACAGCAGCAAAGACAAGCTGGATTTGCAGACGGTTCAGCAGGCCGAGCATGAAGATAAGCTGCACTCTATCCAGGACAGTAAACGGCAGCTCTATGAACAGTATGCGCTTGGAGAGATTGACCTGGAAACCTACAGGGAGCGGAAAGCGGTATATGACGCGGAACTGGTGCAGGCAAAGAATGTCCATGCCGCTATTACCGCACAGACCAAACAGATACAAAGCGATTACGAAGCAAGACTGAAACAGCGTGAAATCGTTCAGGAAGTAGACAGTGCCGGCACTCTGACGCAAGCCCTGATTGACCGGCTTATCAATAAGGTCTATATCTTTCCGGGAGACCGGATTGAGATTGAATATGTTACGCAGGACTTCTTAGCAACTGCGGAACCGTGAAAGGAGGCATGAGCCATGAACGCCGTATGGAACAGCTACGGGCAGCTATGCGGTTGCCCGGAAATTTTCAAAAAAAGTTGCAAATTTTTTTGTCGTGAGCTTGACATACGGGTGCCATAAATCGTGTACTTGCCAGCATTGCTCGCGGTGATAAACGTATGTTAATTGTATTAGCAACAGGCACAGGTAAGACAATGGTTGCATTTCAAATTATTTGGAGATTACTACAAGCAAAGAAAGTACGCCGAGTTCTTTTCCTTGCAGACCGCGACATTCTTGTCAGTCAGCCATTTTCGGACGATTTTTCTCCGCTTGGCAATCGTATGACCCGCATTTCCAAACGTGAAATGGACACAACACACGAAGTATATCTTTCACTGTACCATCAGTTAAAAAATGGAGAGCAAAATTTTTATACTGCTTATGACCGTGACTTTTTTGATTTAATTATTGTTGATGAATGTCATCGTGGTAGTGCAGATGATGGTAGTTCATGGCACGAAATTTTAGAGTATTTTGATTCTGCCATCCAAGTAGGAATGACTGCTACACCAAAAGAAACTGAAGAAACGTCAAATATAGAATACTTTGGCGAACCCGTTTATACCTACAGTCTCAAGCAAGGTATTGATGATGGCTTTCTTGCACCATATAAAGTCATACGAGTAAATCTGGATATTGATATTAACGGATTCAGACCATACCCTGGTATGCTCGATGTAAATGGAGAACCTGTCGAGGACAGACTCTATGAACAAAAAGATTTCGACCGTACCCTTGTTGTAGAAGAACGTACAAAAACCGTGGCAAAGCGTGTATCTGATTTTCTTAAGGAAACGGATCGTTATGCTAAGACTATCATTTTCTGCGAAGATATTCCTCACGCAGAGCGTATGCGTCATGCTTTAATTAATGAAAACACAGATCTTACCGCAGAAGAACCAAATTATATCGTACAGATCACTTCCGGCTCAGACGATATGCGTTATTTAGATGACTTCACTGATCCACATGAAAAATATCCTGTGATTGCTGTTACAAGCAGACTTTTAAGCACAGGTGTAAATACTCAGACCTGTAAATTGGTTGTTTTAGACAGAACAATCGGTTCTATGACAGAATTTAAACAAATCGTAGGTCGTGGCACTCGTGTCCGTGAAGATTGTGATAAGATATATTTTACAATTATGGATTTTCGCAAAAACTATGTAAAATTTGCTGACCCAGAATTTGATGGAGAGCCCGTTAAAATTAAAGATGTTGGTGAAAAAGATGGATTCGATGAAAATGATACCGACAACACCGATGACTTTGATTCAAATACAGAAAACACTGATAATAATAGCAATGGATTTAATGATGAGAGAAGCAACGAAACTGGAGAGGATAAAGACACAGAGCACAAAAAGAAAAAACGTTTTACCATCAACGGTATCAATGTTCGTATTATTGATGAAAAAGTAGAGTATTTGGATGCTAATGGAAACCTGATAACTGTCTCCATTGTAGATTATTCCCGCAATAATCTGCGTAGGCTATATCCATACTTTGAAGAATTCCGTAAAGTGTGGCTTGCTCAAAAGAAAAAGCAAGAACTTCTCGACCAACTACTTGCTGATGGCGTTTTCATTGATTATGTAAAAGAAACTATTCCAAAAGATCACGTAGACGAGTACGATGTTCTCTCTTATATAGGTTATGAACGTGAGCCTCTAACAAAGGAAGAACGCATTGATCATATTCTCGTGTCGGGATACTTAGATAAATTCAGCAAAGAGAATCAAGATATTATTCAATTGCTACTTGAAGCATATCGGAAACATGATATAGATGAACTCAAAAATATTCGCATCCTGAATATGCCAGAATTCATTCATATCCACAGACCGACAGAGATTGTTCGCAACTTCGGTGGCAAACAAAATTATTTAAATACAATAAACGAAATTGAGCAGCAAATTTATTCTGCTTAAGACGGAGGAATTATGGCATTAGGAAATTTAATAAAATCTTGGGAAAATATCATGCGTGACGATGATGGTGTAAACGGCACTGTACAGGTGCTATCACAGTTGGTTTGGATGCTTTTTCTCAAGGTCTATGACTTAAAAGAAGATATGTGGGAATTATATGAAGATAATTTTGAAAGTGCAATTCCCGAAAACTGTCGCTGGCGTAATTGGGCTAAGGGAACATCCCAAAAGAACAAAATGACTGGTGATGATCTGGTGCAATTCATAAACGATACGCTTTTTCCTACATTAAAAGGACTTACTGTCACCTCCACAAGTTCCAAACGCAGAACCATAGTAAAGGAAATGATGGCAGAATCCTACAACTACATGAAGGACGGTGTCTGCATTCGAAAAGCTGTAAACCTATTGGATGATATTGATTTTGATGATCAGGAAGAACATCACTCTTTTAATATCATCTACGAAACATTGTTACGTGGTTTGCAGAGTGCAGGTCGTTCTGGCGAATTTTACACACCTCGTGCATTGACACAGCTTATCACAGAAAAAGTAAATCCACATCTTGGAGAAGTCGTTGCTGACTTTGCTTGTGGAACAGGCGGATTTCTTATTGATGCAGTAGAGCATCTTCGCAAACAATGCACCAAAGCAGAGGATGCAGCTACTATTGAAAAAACTGTATTTGGTGTAGAAAAAAAACAGTTTCCCTATATGCTATGCACTACCAATATGTTACTTCATGATGTGGACTATCCACGAGTAACCCATGCTAATTCACTCATGAAAAATGTCCGCGATTATAAAACAAGCGAAAAAGTAGATATTGTTCTCATGAATCCACCTTACGGTGGTCACGAGCAAGATTCTATACAGACTAATTTTCCATCTACACTCCGAAGTGCAGAAACAGCTAATTTATTTATGATTGAAATCCTATATCGTCTAAACAAAAACGGTCGTTGTGGTGTCATTCTTCCAGATAGCTTTTTGCAGAACGAAGATTCAAGCCTGATTTCGCTTAAAGAAAAATTATTCAAAGAATGCAATGTTCATACTATTATACGCTTACCTGGCAGTTGCTTTTCACCATATACCGGGATTGCTACAAATCTGATATTTTTTGATAAAACCGGATCTACAACTCAAACATGGTTTTATCGATTTGACTTAATAAACAATCAAAAATTCAGTATAAAACGCAACCCTATAACTTTAGAAAAACTCTCTCCTATTACTGAATGGTGGAATCACAGAGTAGAAATAAAAGACAAAAAAGAAGACGTTGCCTTAACAGAAACATGGAAATCTCAATGTATATCCATTGGCACTATAATAGACAGAAAATACAACCTTGACTTTTGCGGATTTCCCAATGAAGAAAAAATAATTCTTTCTCCTGAGGATACATTATCCACATATATTGAAAAGCGCGAATTTCTTGAGACAAAATTATCCAATGCCAGTACTATTATGAGTGAATATTTGAGTGGAAATACCAATGTTGCATTGCTAAATTTTGGATCGATTACAAACGCTTTAACTAAATTAAACTCCCAATTTCCTACTGATATGCGCGATGCACTTCTGCAGGCTGCAATGCAAGGAAAATTGACCGAACAATCAAAAAAAGATACTCCTGTTGATGAATTATTGGCAGAATTAAAGCCACCTGTCACCCCAACTGGACGTAAACGAAAAAAAGCCAAACAACTTAATATTGAATTTTTTGATATCCCTGAAAATTGGAAATGGGTCAAGCTTTCTGAATGCGGGACTACAAATATTGGTCTAACCTACAGTCCATCCAATGTAACCTCCAATGGTGGAACGATAGTATTACGCTCTAGCAATATTCAAAATGGTCAAATGGTGTATGATGATATTGTAACTGTGGATATGAAAGTTCCAGAAAACAAAATATGTCATATTGGCGATATTCTTATATGTGCAAGAAATGGAAGTAAAAAACTTGTAGGCAAATCAGCAATTATTGATAGAGAAGGAATGGCTTTCGGTGCATTCATGGCCATCTATCGAAGCAAATGTAATCCATATATTAACTATGTTCTCCGTTCTCCACATTTCAGAAAAAGTGTACTCGGAGGTGCTGAAACAACAACTATAAATCAGGTAACACAGGATATGATAGAAAACTATATGATTCCTCTTCCACCGATTGAGGAACAACAGCGAATTGTTGAACGTCTTGATACTCTGCTACCATTGTGTGACACAATTATAGAATAAAAAGAAAGAAGGGATACTAATTGTCAATTGAAAATTTACGAAAAATATTTGTTGTACTGCCACAATGCACCGCTTGGTCACTACAAATATTAAAAATAAAAACCTCAAAACGCGATGGTACCAGTTATACTGGTAGAGAAATCACATTCACACCAACTGGTAAGCTGAATGAATTTGTTTCTGAAATTTCAGAACGATATACAAATGCAGATAAAGGTGTGTTAAAATCATTCCTCAGTATAACTGATTATGACGGTTCTACTATAGACAAAACAGTCTATACTCTTTCAATAGAAAACGAACTGATTCAATCCGAATACAATGCGCTTATCGCAGCCATTGCTACACCTGATGCAGAAATTAATCCTTTAGAATTCAAGGCACAGGCTTATTTACTAAAGGGAATCATCACCATTGATGGTACAGATTATCCTGTAAAATTAATATCTATGCAAAATCCAGTAACCACATTAAACCATAAATTCTGGATGCACAATGGAGAGTTTCAGGAAATTAGTGATAAAGTTCTATCCCTCAGACCAACCATTGATGTTGTTATTTTTGATAATTGTATTTATATGCTTACTCTAGCAGGAGAAAATCTATTTAATATGGAACGCTCCTATAAAGCAATCTGCACAGCAAAAATAGATATTATCAACGAATGTAATATCGTAACAGATTTTGAAGCATTTTCTTCAATTGCAGGAAGTGGACATAATCCAAGAAAATTTGTTTCATTTAATGACGCTCACTTACAAAAGCTTAGAAATGCAAATACTCGAAAGAAGATGGCAAAAAAATTTAACATTGCTCTTAACGGAGATAAATTTGATTCTACAAAGCCAGACACCTCTGATAAGCTTGTAAAACTTTTATGTGATAGGGGTATGGTTGATCCTTTTGATGATAATCCTATGGAAGTAGCGGGCTCAAAACAGTGGATATAAATGGGGGAGCATAAATGTCAAAGTTATTTTCATTTAGTTTATATTATATTTCGTTCACCCCTCTATGGCTATCAGTTTTATTTATTGATATAAAAAGTTGTATTGAAAATCATAACAATTTGTGGACAGAAAAAATAAGTATTAGTTGCATTCTCATTTTTGCTTTAATATGTCTCATAGTCTTACTCATTGAGTTATGTATAAATGGCAAAGAAGGCACTATTCCAGAAACACTCAAACAGGCAAATGAAGAAAAAACTATAACAGCCGAATATCTGCTTTCATATATACTCCCACTATTTGCTTTTGATTTTACGGTTTGGGATGGAGTAATTTTATTCTTAGTATTTTTTTGCACACTTGGATTTTTGTGCATAAAGCATAATTATTTTAGCGTTAATATCATCCTAGAATTGACCAATTTTCGTTTTTATACCTGCATACTCAAAAACGAAGATGGCGTTGAAACTGAGCAAACAATAATTAGTCATAGAAAATTGACAGGCTGCATAGGAGATGTGATTTATTTAAAATCTCTCAATAACGAATACAAACTTGATATAAGGCAATAACGATTACACAGAAAATTCTTTCCTGCGTAATCGTTATTTACACTACTTTTTATTAAAATCATTATTCGTAGCAATACCGTAGTATCGTGCCTTTTTATATGTCGTAATTTGCCCCGATACTGCCCACGTTGCGGAAGTATGCAATCTACACGTTTATCCTGCCGTGGCAGATGAATAATACTTTTATTTTCTCCATTTTATCTCCTCATATCCTCTCAAAGCCTTATAAATACTGGCTTTTCAGCCTTTGTGCATTTTTTACTTGAAAGGTTATTTTTATCATAATTTTTTCGTACCTTTCTTTGCCATGTTTTGCTTGAATTTGCTTGGTTTTTCCTTGATTTTAAAGTTTTTTACCAACGGAAAAATCGGTAGTTTGGCATAAAATGGCATATGTTTGTATAATTTGGACTTCAATGTTGGTAAATTGGTAAATTCATACCAACGTAGTTTTTTCTTGAATTTACTGGAGTTTTAGGTTATTGGTTGTTCTTATTTTGTGTAATTTCAATTCTAGATATTGGTATGACTAAGCATACTAACAATCTCTTTACACAATTTTCATTTTTGCTAATTCATCTCTTGCATCTTCAAAACTCACATGCGTATAAGCATCCATGGTAACTCCAATCTCAGAATGTCCCATCAAATATTGTAATGTTTTGGGTTCATTCCTGCCAATGCCATATTTATACAATAAGTATGTCTACATACATGTGGCGTAATCTTCGGCATCTGTACTTTATAAATGCTATTGTACTTTGCACAAATGTGATCAAAATACTTTTGCCAATGTAATGCGACCATCGGCATACCCTTCTTATCCAGATACAGAAAACCTACATACTTTCCTATCATCGGTTCTTTTTTCGGTGCTTTACGATTTTTCAAAATCATTTTAAAACACTCATACACCTCTAGTGTCATCGGAAGCACTCTTTTACTTGAATTAGTCTTTGTCTGCTCAATCACATACTCCATATCAGATAAGCGCTGCAATTGATGATTAATATCTATGGTTCTTTCCTTCATATCAATATCGTGAATTGTCAAACCACAGAATTCTGAAATTCTCATTCCAGTTTTAAATAGAATGTAGATACCCTCGTAATATTTTGAAAAGTGTGGATCTTCTTTTACAAATTTCAGGAAATCTCTTTCCTGCTTCTTTGTAATCGCTTCTCTACGGATTGAATCGTTAATAATTACCGTTGCCAGTTTAAATTCAAATGGATTCTTTAAAAGAACATCATCAGCGACTGCCTTCTGAAATGCCGGACGAAGTACACCACGAATAGTATGAATAGAGCTATATCCACGTCCTTTATTCTGCATCTGAATCATCCACAGTTTTGCATCTGAGATACGGATGTCGCTAATTTTATGTCCACCGAACTCGTCTTTCTTCAAAACATTAATCACTGTCTTGTAACCAGCTTGCGTTGATTTGCGAACGCCGGTTTTCAATGCAACATAACATTCCACCAATTCAAGAACTATATAACTGCTCCCTGAATACTTTCCATACAAAAGCTGACGCTTTTTCATTTCTTCAATCTGAACTCTTAATGCAATACAATTCTTCTTTCCTACTGGTAGTTTGTCATTGGTCTCCAGTTTCCAGCTGTAGAAGCATTTCTGTTTTCCGTTCTCACAATACGTATAACGATATCTTCCTTCTTTGTCTTGGCTTTCTCCTTCTCTTAAAACTCGATTCTTGTGATCTTTTCTTCTTGATATCATGGAATTTTCCTCCTAAAACAGGAGAAGCCTCTGCCATAGCATACTGTTAATATACCATGAAAAAGGCTTGGTTTCTATGAAATTATTAGAAATTCATTAGCTTCCCCATATTTTAAATGTATTTATCCTTCCACTATTAAGTGTATAAAATTTAGCCGCAGCCAGTACTTCTTGATATTTATCCGGTAATGCAACATTTCTACTAATAGACGGTTGAACAACATACATTTCAGCAACCAAACGCTTATCACTACGCAATGCTTGCTTTAATTCATCTAGTTTACCCCTAATAAAAATACATTTTCCGCCTTTTCTACGGGATAGTATTTTCTGTAATAGTACCGATTTTGTTTTCAACCATATCGATGACTTAATCGCCTGCTGTAACACTTCATATATATCATTTACATCACTATTGAAATTAGCTGCTGTCATTGCTTTAACATGAAACATAGAAATTCTAACCATAGTATCTGTTTCACGTATAGCAATAAAATCTGCCATTTCTCCTGTTCCGTGATCATAAATCAAATATTTATACTCCGAATCAGCTTCCAGTATAGTTTGAACTGTATCCTGAATAGATATATTTTTATCAGAACATTCTTTTCGTATATTTGTCCCGTACTTTTTCCAATCAATAGAAATAATATTATCATTGGTCCTATGTCAAGATTTAGTACAAGTTAAAATGAGGTTTTCCTCATCTTAACCTGCCATCTG